TTGAAGAGATAGGACCGACTTTGTCCGATTACTGGAGATGTGATGAGTTTGAAATTGATGCTCTGTTCGCAGTAAAGTACAGCATGGAAGGACAACGTTCTTTATCTTTGCACCATGATGATAGTTATATCAGTGCAAGTGTAAAATTAAATAATTTATATAGAGGAGCAAGTCTAGAGTTTCCTAGACAAGAATGGGATAATAAAAATGTTCCTGTCGGTACTCTGATATGCTGGCCCGGAAAACTAACGCATCCACATAGATGCAGCCCCTTAGAGTCTGGAAATAAATATTCTTTGACTATTTGGACGAAGGAAAAGTAATGAAAACATACTTAATGGAAATAGTAACTGCAGATGGAATAACGACCCGATATCACGGACATACTCCGTATAGTAATTTGGCACATAGATGGGCAAGAGACTATACAGACGACGGAGGAAGTAGAGTAGTAGGAATAACAACTACTTATTCTAACGGCAGAACAAGAAAGCGTGCACAAGTTACTGAACTGGATGAGTATCAACATGAAATTAAATCTTGACATTTATGTTAAAATCTGAGATAATATAACAATGGATGTAATAGAACTTCTAAATAAGCAAAAGTTAGTTTACACTTTATCTGGACAAGACTTTCAGATTAAGTGCTTAAACCCTGACCATGACGATCGTAATCCTTCTCTTCGAGTAGATAAGGTTACGGGAGTCATGCATTGTTTTAGTTGTGGATTTAAAGGTAATATATTTTCTCACTTCGGGGCAGCTCCAAGTGCTAAGGAAGTTCGGTTGCATAAAGTAAAATCTAAAGTACAAGCCATACGATCTGAGAATGTAGGCTTACGAATACCAGAAGCCTCTACACGATATGTAGGAGCCTTTCGTGGTATCAGTGCTGATACATTGGCCCAATTCGAGGCGTTTACTCATTTTGAGAAAGAGTATGCAGGTCGTTTAGTGTTTCCTATACGAGACATAACTGGAAAGGTGAGAGTATTTCTAGGTCGTGCAATGGATACAACTATTGAACCTAAGTACATGATTCACCCTCGCGGCAGTAAGATGCCACTGTTTCCTTCTGTGCCAGATATAAAAGAAGGAACAATAGTATTAGTAGAAGGTATTTTTGATGCTCTTAACCTTATTGACAAGGGAATCACAAATGCCGTTTGCTGCTTTGGTACAAACAACATGGATATTTATAAGATATCATTATTAAAGATACTAGGAGTAAAAGGAATACACATATTTTTTGATGGAGATATAGCAGGCGAACAAGCTGCGGAAAAAGTTACAGACTTATGTAACGAAGGAGGACTGCAGTCGGATGTTATTCCTATCGCAAAAGGAACAGATCCTGGAGACTTAACTCCAGAAAGAGTAAATGACTTAAAGGAATTTTTATATGGCTAATGTAGCACTAGTAGAGAAAGTACCTAGTAAAACTGATTTCATTCGTCACTTCGACAATGACTTTCAGTTTGATAGGTTTTCGCTGTGTTCAGACAAAACAAAGAAGAAGATATTGAAGAGAGATGTCGATATAGATATTGACATAGATGATTATGAATTTATTATACTTGTTGGATCGGAAGCACTACAACACTTTACACGAGAACGTTCTATCACAGAACATTGTGGTCGTTTGATTGAAGACAAGTATATTCCTGTTATCAATCCAGGCATGCTTGCGTTCAAACCAGAAGCACGTGAGACGTGGGATGATGCCTTGAGTAAGCTCAAGAAGTACATCTCTGGAGAACTCAAAAGCGTGAAGATTGATGAGTCTAAGTTCTATGGTATTACAGATACTGCAGAAGCTCTTGCATGGGTAAAAGCAGCGAGAGCAAGTAACAGTCCTAAGGTTGCTGTAGATACAGAGACTACAGGTCTTTATCCTCGTGACGGTTATATACTAGGTATTAGTATGGCTGTGGAAGATGAGACTGCCGTATATATTAGTACTGATTGTATTGACGAAGAGATAGTTGATGAGATGCAATCTATGTTTCGAGAAAAAGGTGTTATCATGCACAATGCCAAGTTTGACTTGGCTATGCTTGAGTATCATTTCAATTTCGAGTTTCCTAATATAGACGATACTATGCTTATGTCTTATATGCTTAACGAAGTACCAGGCAATCACGGCCTTAAAGGTTTGGCTATCAAGCATACTCCATACGGAGACTATGAGAAACCGATGTATGACTTTATAGACGATTACTGTCGTAGGAACGGTTTTCTCAAAGGTGACTTTACTTGGGATATGATTCCCTTTGACCTTATACAAGTCTATGCCGCTATGGATGCGTGTGTTACATACAGAATATATCAGGTCTTTGAAGCAGAGCTAAACAAAGACCCACAGATCCGTAGAGTCTACAAAAATCTACTTATTCCTGCCATGAACTTTCTTAAAGATGTGCAGGATACGGGTGTCCCGTTTGACAGAAAACGACTAGAGATTTCTCAAAACTTGATGGAAAAAGATATTCAATTAGCCATCGAGAAGCTAGAGAAACATCAAGAAGTAAGAAATTTTCAGGAATTTCAGGGCAAAGACTTTAACCCAAACAGTACTCTTCAACTGCGTAAGTTACTGTTTGACTTTATAGGACTCAAGCCTACAGGTAAGAAGACTGGGACAGGAGCCCACTCAACAGATGCAGAAGTCCTACAAGAACTAGGAGAACAACATGAGGTTCCGACACTCATTCTCGACATTAGGCAGAAGAGCAAGATTAAGAACACGTACCTTGATAAAATCATTCCACAGTTGGACAGGGACAGCCATCTCCGTACCAATTTTAATCTTCACGGTACTACTTCTGGTCGCCTTAGCAGTTCCGGCAAACTAAATATGCAACAGATTCCTCGTGACAATCCTATTGTCAAGGGATGTATCAAGGCTAAGGAAGGCCATCAGATAGTCGCAATGGACTTAACCACTGCCGAGGTATACGTAGCTGCAATACTTGCTAAAGATAAAAAGCTACAGAATGTATTTCGACAGGGAGGCAACTTTCATAGTACTATCGCTAAGACAGTATTTCACTTACCGTGTGAAGTAGAAGAAGTAGCAGAGTATTACTCTGTTAAACGACAGGCGGCTAAAGCTGTTACATTCGGAATTATGTACGGTGCAGGCCCGCACAAAATATCTCAACAAGTCACAAAAGACTCAGGAACGTACTTTAGTCTAAACGAAGCACAAGAAGTGATCGATGATTACTTTGGAGAATTCTCAAAGCTAAAGTACTGGTTGGAGAATATGAAGAATGAAATTCAACAGAAAGGATATATTTATTCTATCTTTGGGCGTAAGCGTAGGCTTCCTAATGTGTTTAGCAGTGACAAGGGAGTCGCCTCCCACGAAGTACGAAGTGGTATTAACTTCCTCGTGCAGTCAACAGCATCCGATATAAATTTATTGGGTGCAATAGATATGAATAGACATATCAAAGAACATAACTTAAAAAGTCGAATTTTTGCTCTTGTTCACGACTCGATACTTGCAGAAGTGCCTGAGCATGAGGTAGACTATTATTGTGAAAAACTAAAATACTTCGTTCAGAAACCCCGCGAAGGTTGTGTGATAGAAGGAGCCCCTGTCGGATGTGACTTCGATGTGGGAGAGGATTATAGCTTTGGAAAATACGACAAAACCTATGGACAAATGGGAGTCTAGATGGAAATGGTTTATAGAAATTGTTGGCGTTATAACTTGTTGCTTCATAGTAAGTAATATACTGATAGCATGGTTTTAGCAGACTTAACATTTCCTCTTTTTATATTGCCAGAAAATGCTGACATTGAAGAGATCGATGGGATTCTGTTCGCCGATGGAAAGTGTTTAGATGATAAGAATAGTGCAGGGTCAACATTAGGTAGACGTAGACTACAAACTTCTTATCCTAATATCTACCCATTAACTAAGGCGGTGCATGATATCCCATCATTACTCAAATCTTCGGCTAAAAGATTTATTAACGAGCAAGGACAAGTATTTAGCTATGAAAAATCTAGAATGGTTCCTTTAAAGTACCATTTAATTAAGAAAGTACAGACTAAGGATCATGCAAGTTTAGTATGGATTGAAGACATAAATTTTCCTTTCGAAGTCCCCAGACCGCCAGAAGGCGGTATGACTTGGGCGGGAATATTATACGAAAAATCACATCCGTGGCTATTATATGAGTTCGCGGAAAAACAGAAGAAGGATACTAAAAGAAAAATATGAATATATTTGTTTTAGATACAGACATTGATAAATGTGCAGAGTATCATGTAGATAAGCACATTGTAAAGATGCCCCTAGAAGCCGCACAAATGCTGTGTACTAATCATTGGGTGGATAAGTATTTAGGGTATATTCCAAGAAAGCTCACATCAGAAGAGTGGGCTGTGTTAAAGGAAGCAAAGAAAAATGAAGAACGAGACTTTCCCTACCTTCCAACTATGTATAACCACCCTTGTACTATCTGGGGTCGTACTAGCTTGGATAATTATGAATGGCTATATTGCTATGCGCTGGCTCTCAATAGCGAGTACGGATACCGATATGGAAAAAGCCACAAATCAGTGCATAGTGTCATACTCAAACTCCCAGATCCACTATGCTTACCAAGAGATGGACTCACTCCTTTTGCTCAGGCTATGCCAGACGAGCTTAAAGGTCAAGACGCAATAGCAGCTTACCGTAGATTTTATCATGCAGATAAAGCTACCTTTGCTTCTTGGAAGGGACGTGAAAAACCACCTTGGTGGATAGAAACGGAAGCTAGATATGAACAAAGGATTACGAGATAGTTGTGAAAGCAGTAGTATCTGATAAAATTTACATGAACATAGACCCTGCCACTCAAGGGATTATAGATAAAGAGTTGACATACTCTATACCGTCGTATAATCCTCTTGATCCGCCTACGATTATTAAAAATATGGGCATAGTTAAGCAAGGTATGATAACAGTTCCATCTGGTCGATTCGATTTGATACCTGAGGAGTATGAAATATCGGATAAAAGAACGCTTGCGCCGATGGACTTCCCAGATTTTCGCTACGAGTTACGTGCGAGTCAAAAAGAAGTCTACGACGCAATCGAAGACAACTGTATAATCAACGCTTGGGTCAGTTGGGGTAAGACATTTACAGGTTTAGCCATTGCCGCTAAACTAAAACAGAAAACATTAGTAATTGTTCATACTGTAGCACTAAGAAGTCAGTGGGAACGTGAAGTAGAAAAAGTATTTGGATTTAAACCTGCCATAATAGGTAGTGGAAAGTTCGACCTAACAGGTCCAATCGTCATAGGTAATGTACAAACACTCACAAGGCGAGTACCCGACATAGCTAATGAATTCGGGACAATCATACTTGATGAGATGCACCATGTATCGTCTCCGACGTTTAGGAAAATTGTCGATAAGTGTCGTGCACGGTACAAAATTGGACTGTCAGGAACAATTGAGAGAAAAGATGGAAAGCATGTCGTATTTAGGGATTACTTTAGCCCTACAGTTTACTCTCCACCTAAAGAAAATTATATGCCGCCTAAAATAAATATCGTACATTCAGAGATACGATTTCTAGACGGAGGTGGTACTCCCTGGGCTAAGAAGATAAACCATCTTGCTTACAATGAAGAGTATCAACATGAAGTAGCAATCATAGCTGCAAGCTATGCTGCAAAAGGTCATAAAGTTCTAGTAGTAGGAGATAGAGTAGAGTTCTTAAAAAAGTGTGCCAATTTAGTGGGACCTACTGCTATTGTGATAACTGGGGAAACACCTCACGAAGAAAGACCTGCTATGATGGAACAGATCAATAAAGATAAGAATGTATTGTTTGGCACACAGTCAATATTTTCAGAGGGCGTGTCGTTAGATGCACTAAGTTGCCTTGTACTGGGTACGCCTGTAAATAACGATCCTTTACTAACGCAGTTAATAGGACGTGTGATAAGAATAAAAGAAGGTAAGAAAGATCCCATAATTGTGGATATAAACCTTAAAGGGAATACTGCTAGAAAACAAGCCAATAACCGCAAGGGATACTACATGAAGCAGGGATATGAAATCAAAAACATATAAAAAAATAGTTCTTGACATTCATAGGCGACTTTGATATAATATATGATACTTTTTAATTGGAAAAAAATCGTAAAAGATACAGGTGGAAAAACCAACGATATACTTTCAATCATACATTGGTTGACGTATAAACAGGTTCCTACTAATAAAAAAGATAGAATCTTTCGATACTTTGAAAAAAATTACGAAGGAGACTGTTTTTTAGTGAATCCCGAAAGTATCTTTTTAAAGAGACGAAACTATGAGATGGCGGAGATAATGCAGTACATTTCTTTAGCTAGTTTTCGTAGCTTTGTAAAGTACGTTCACGGACGTACAACAACACTAGACTTCTTTCACGCTAATGTAGAAGAAGACGCAATCGACAACAACAGACTACTTACTTTAGAGGATGGACTCATCCACTTTAAGTATGAAGACGCAAGGAGAAAAATATGGCTCTAAAATTTGGAGACGCAAAGGGTTCAGCCCAAAAATCATCGCTGGTACAGTATCAGTATGTAGACGGTGACAACAGTGTAAGGCTAGTAGGAGATATACTTCCTAGATATGTCTACTGGGTTACTGGTGACAACAATAAAAACATTCCTATGGAGTGTTTGGCATTTAATCGAAACTCAGAAACTTTTGATAATGCAGAAACAGATTGGGTTAGGAAGTTTCACCCCGAAAAGAAATGTGGTTGGGCGTACGCTATTCAGTGTATTCACAATGGCGAAGTTAAGATTTTGAATCTTAAAAAGAAACTTCTTGAGCAAGTTATGCTTGCCGCAGATGATTTAGGTGACCCCACAGATCCAGAAACTGGATGGGACATCAACTTTAAGAGAGTTAAGACTGGGCCTAACGTGTATAACGTAGAGTATCAGTTACAGGCTCTTAAATGTAAAGTTCGTGCTTTAGACAAAGACGAGCAAAAACTAATTGAAGGCTTAAAGTCTATGGAAGAACTTCTTCCTCGACCAACTGCCGAATCTCAAAAAGAATTCTTAGAAGGAGTGACTAGAGGTTCTGCAGATGTGCCTGAAGATGTAGAAGAAGAATTAAAAGAGGATTTACCTTACTAATGAAAATACTGTTTACTGCCGACTGGCACTTAAAAGTAGGTCAGAAGAATGTGCCAGAAGAGTGGGCACGTAAACGGTATAGTATGTTCTTTGAAAAGATACATAGACTAGAAAACGAAGTTGATCTTCATGTCATTGGAGGGGATTTATTCGATAGAATCCCCACAATGACAGAGTTAGAACTATACTTTGAGTTCATCAGTGGCGTGGGGGTTCGTACCTTAATATACGACGGAAATCATGAAGCCACTAAAAAACATCAAACTTTTCTAACACAACTGAAAAAAGCATCTAAGGAGGTGAATTCTCTCATAGAAATCGTAGATTCTATCTATAGTGAAGATCAGTTTGGGGTGCTCCCCTACTGTGAGTTACACGGAAAATGGCACGCTAAAGACTTTAGTATACGAAAGCCGCTTTTCACTCACGTACGGGGAGCGATTCCTCCTCATGTAACGCCAGAAGTAGACCTAAAAAGATTTGAATTGTTTCCTACAATATTCGCAGGAGACTTACATAGCCGTACAAATACACAGTTAAACATTGTATATCCTGGCAGTCCTATGACGACACAGTTTCATAGAACAGAAGTAGAAACAGGATACATAATTATTGAAGCAGATGCGGCACTTAGTTGGAAGTGGTATAAGTTTGAATTACCACAGTTATTAAGAAAAACAGTAACGTCAGAAGACGAGATGGTTCCTACAGATTACCATCATACAATTTATGAATTAGAAGGCGATATGGCAGACTTGTCTGCGGTAGCCAACACAGAACTCTTAGATAAAAAAGTTATCAAGAGAAAAACAGAGACAGCACTTCTTCTCGACAAAGAAATGACAATAGAAGAAGAATTAGTAGAATATTTAAGTTATATTCTAGAACTAGACGAAACTAAAGTAAAGGATGTATTAAGTACTTTTCATGATTACTCTAAAGAAATTGCAATGGGATAATTGTTTCAGTTATGGTAGTAATAATTCAATTGATCTAAATGATACTACCTTAACACAGCTTTTAGGAAAAAATGGTGCAGGAAAATCTTCAATACCTCTCATATTAGAAGAGGTACTTTTTAACAAGAACTCCAAAGGCATCAAGAAAGCTGAGATACAGAATCGAGAATTCAACAAGGGATATAATATATTCCTTGATTTTGCTGTGGAAAATGAAAAATATAGAGTAGAAGTACGAAGAAGCAGAGGTACAATTAAAGTAAAACTCTATAGAGGCAAAGAAGATATTTCTAGCCACACAGCAACTAACACATATAAAACACTGGAACAAGTTCTTGGACTTGACTTTAAAACATTTTCTCAGCTAGTATACCAGAGTACAAATGCTAGCTTACAGTTTCTAACAACTACCGATGCAAATCGAAAAAAGTTTTTGGTAGACTTATTTGGAGTTGAAGAATACGGTAAATATTACGAGGTGTTTCGAGAAGTTTCCAAGGAGATTAATACTAAGCTGACAACGCTTTCGGCTAAGTCAGATACCATATTGAAATGGCTCGAAGACAATAAATTGGAGTCTACCAACATACTACCCGAGTTAAATTTACCAAAAATCTCGGAAGAAGATGAGAAAGAATTACGTTCATTACGATTAGATTTTGAAAATATTTCCGAAAAAAATAAAAAAATCCGAGAAAATAATACATACAAAGAACTACTTCGAAATATTTCTCCTACCGATTTTACGCTAGTAGGAGACGAAGAGAAAGGAATACAGTCATATGATGAGCTTATGACTGAAGTGGGAGTGAACAGGCGAATTATACAAGAATCCGCCAAGGAGATTGCTCATTTGAGTAGTCTAAAAAAGGAGTGCCCGACATGCCAGCAGGAGGTAAACCCTACGGTAATTCAAAACCTAAAAAACCTAAGCGTCCAAAAAAGCCAAAAGGCGGAAAGCGACGTAAATAGTCTCGAAGTAGAGATCGATAGAATAAAAAGTCTTAATTCTATAATAGCAAATAAGCAGAAGAAACAAAAAGACTTTGAGGATCTGTACGGCAGAGTAGATCAAACTCTGTCGTCAGACCTTCTTGATGGTAATCAGTTAGAACGTAGTATCGAAAAATTGAGAGCTAAGTTAAACGAGACTAGCAAGAAACTAAAGGAGACTATTGATGAAAACAGTAGACGACAAAAACACAATACAAGAATCCAAGTCATCGAAGAACAAACAACAGAGTTTGAACGAGAGCTTGAAGGAATTGAGAAAGAATTATCTGAGCAAGAAAAAATCTCGACAAATCTAGAAGTATTAAAACGAGCTTTCTCTACTAATGGTTTAATAGCTTACAAGCTAGAAAACCTTGTGAAAGAGTTTGAAGATTTGACAAATGAGTATCTTGCTGAGTTAAGCGACGGTCGTTTCAACATAAACTTTGTTGTTGAGAATGATAAGCTAAATGTCTCATTGTCAGACAATGGAAATAATGTAGACATACTCGCACTCAGTAGTGGTGAGTTAGCGAGAGTGAATACTGCTACTCTAATTTCTATAAGAAAATTAATGAGTAGTATCTCTAAGAGTAGGATCAATGTTCTATTTTTAGATGAAGTTATTAATGTATTAGATGAAACGGGAAGAGAGAAACTAGTAGAAGTATTGTTGTCAGAAGAAGGGTTAAACACATATATTGTTTCCCATGGTTGGACTCACCCTCTACTAGAAAAGATAGAGGTAATAAAAGAGAAAAACATAAGTAGATTAGAAGTCTAAGGAGAAAAAATGAAAAAAGCTATACTATGGTGTTATTACACTTTCGATTCTATAATGAATCTAAAGTACAATCCATTTCGGTTTATAGGAAATATGAGTGTACAAATGTATATTATGTTTGTGCTTTCAATATTTTGGTCGCTAGCTTTCTCTGCATTAATTGCAGGATGGGCAGGGCTTGCTCCTTTAATATACGGTCATGTAGGAGTACTGGCAGCAATTTTCGTAACTTATGCTACATTTAAAGATGCAGAAAGACAAGACGCCACTTGGCTAAAGAAGTGGAAAAAGTAGATGAGAATAACAGACAAGATGCAAGACGAACTGGTAGAAGTAGTAGAGAACTTTACTTATGTAAGTGACTCTGATCAGTTTGGCAAACGAGAGGCTTGGTACATAATGAAAGAAAAGCCTTATAGAGGAGATTGTGAAGACTTTGCTCTTACTATACTTTACAATATATGCAATAGAAAAATATTTGTAATGATGATGTCCATATTAATTGGCAGAAGTAAGATATGTTACACAAAGTCTCCTAGAGATGGAGGACACGCAGTCCTAAGACACAGAGGGTTATATACAGATAACTGGCAGAAAGAGTGGTTGACTAAGCAAGACTATTTAGATAAAGGATACACTTTTCATCGTTTTTTATTCTGGGCATATACCACTAGTGTAAAACTATTTTTAGGGTACTTAGCTGCCCGTAAAAAGGAGAAAAAGAATGGTTGATTCCCGAGCCAAAGGAGCCGAGGGAGAAAAACAAGTAAAGGATCTATTGAGAAAACATACAGGTTTACCTTTTGAGAGAGTGCCTATGTCAGGTGCTTTACCTTTTATGAAAGGAGACCTGTTTGTTCCAGACACAGCATTGATCTACTGTATAGAAGTAAAGTTTTACAAAAACTCACACTTCGATGATAAGATACTTACTAATAAATCAAGTGAGTTTATTAGATGGTGGGATCAAGCAGTAGAACAAGCTAAGAAAACAGAAAGAAAACCTGTGTTATTCTTTAAGTATAATAGATCGAAAATCTTTGTGGCAGTTCGTGATGAGCCCCAGAAAACAAAGAAGTATATGTATGTGGGACACTTGGGTTGTTATGTAATGATAGCAGAAGAGTGGTTAATAAACGAAAAACCGAGATTTATAAATGGCGAAAACGTTTCAGAGCTTGCGAACGCGAGACAAGGATAGGATACTAATAGTTGATGCACTAAACTTAGGGTTTAGATGGAAGCATCAAAACAGAACAGACTTTTCTGAAGACTATATCAAAACTGTTAATTCATTTGCTAACTCCTACGGTTGTGGGACAGTTATCATCACCTGTGATAAAGGTAACAGTAAGTTTAGAAAAGGTATATATCCTGAGTACAAACTAGATAGAAAAGAAAGGTACGAGAAACAGACAGACCAAGAAAAACAGGCATTTCAACAGTTCTACGATGAGATGCACTATGTCTTGAGATGTTTAGAAGAGACCTGTATTGTACTTCAATATGATGGAGTAGAAGCAGACGATATAGCCGCGTATTTGAGTGCTAACCTTAATGCTTCTCAGATATGGCTAATAAGTTCAGATAGAGACTGGGACTTATTGATAAAAGATAATGTTTCTAGGTTTTCTTATGTGAACAGAAAGGAAACAACAGTAGATAATTGGAGAGAGACACATGAATTTCCTATTGAAGACTACATTACAATCAAATGCCTAACTGGCGACAGTGGGGACAACATTCCTGGTATTCCAGGAATCGGTCCAAAACGCGCAGCCACTTTGGTATCACAGTATGGAACTCTTTTTGATATTTATGATGCTTGTCCGATAGATAGTAAGTATAAATATATTCAAAGCCTAAATGAACATAAGGAAGTATTATTGAGAAATTTTGAACTTATGGATCTACTCGCATATGCGAACGAGGCTATTGGACTAGAAAATATAGAAGACATCCAAGAAAAGTGTTCTAGTATTTTATAAGAGGAATAAGTAAGTGCAAATAAATTATGAAAGAGACGAGTTATTGCCCGATTTTAGTGTAAGGACACTAGAAGACAGATACCTACTAGATGATGAAACTTCACCTCAGCAAGCTTTCGCACGTGCGGCGAAAACTTTTGCAGATGATGATGACCATGCACAGCGTTTGTACGATTATGCAAGTCAACTCTGGTTTATGTTCTCTACGCCAGTTCTTTCTAATGGAGGAAGTAGTAGAGGATTACCAATCAGTTGTTTTCTAAACTATGTAGGAGACAGCCGTGGTGGGATTGCAGGACACTATACAGAGAACGCATGGCTTTCGTCTGTAGGCGGAGGTATTGGTGGATATTGGGGAGATGTAAGAAGTGTAGGATCTAAGACATCTCGTGGAAGTGAGAGTACAGGAGTTATACCTTTTCTGAAAGTTGTTGATGCTGAGATGCTTGCGTTCAGTCAGGGGGTAACTAGGAGAGGTTCTTATGCGGCGTATTTACCGATCGACCATCCCGAGATCGAAGAGTTTCTGGATGTACGCAAGCCTACTGGAGGCGACATTAATCGTAAGTCTATTAATCTTCATCATGCTGTTATAATCTCAAACAAGTTTATGGAGCTTATCGCAAATGCTACAACTACGGAAGGATTTGATGATAGTTGGGATCTAATTGATCCACATTCGGGAGAAGTGAGAAAGACTGTTTCTGCAAAAGTATTGTGGATAAAAATTATCCAGAATCGAGTAGAAACTGGCGAACCATATATAATGTTTGAAGATACTATAAACGAAGCTCTACCAGAGTTTCAGAAAGCACTTGGCTTAAAAGTGCATCAAAGCAATTTATGTAGTGAGATTACTCTCCCTACAGATGATACGAGAACAGCAGTTTGCTGTTTATCGAGTGTAAACTTGGAGAAATTTGATGAGTGGTCCTCTAGCGAGACTTTTATTCCTGACCTTATACGCATGCTCGACAATGTTATCGAGTATTTTATCAACAATGCGCCAGATGAGTTGGCGCGTGCGAGGTTTTCTGCATCGCAAGAAAGATCGTTGGGTCTCGGAGCAATGGGTTTTCACGCCTACCTCCAGAAACGAGGAATACCATTCGAGAGTGCTATGGCAAAAAGTTTTAACCTTAGGGCTTTCTCACACATCAAAACTGAAGCATCCAAGGCTACTCGAGAGTTGGCAGACGAGCGTGGAGAATGCCCTGACAGTAAGTGGTACAGCGGTGGTGTCCGTAATGCTCATTTGCTTGCCGTTGCTCCTAATGCTAGCAGCAGTATTATTTGTGGTAACACTTCCCCTAGCATTGAGCCTTACAGGGCTAACGCATTTACACAGAAAACTAAGACAGGAAGCGCACTCTTAAAAAATCCTTTTTTAGAAAAACTGTTAGAAGAGAAAGGAGAAAACACAGAAGAGGTTTGGAAAACTATTATTACAAATAATGGATCAGTACAACATCTTGAGTGTTTAACTGAATACGAGAAAGATACGTTTAAAACGGCTGTAGAACTAGACCAGAGATGGGTGGTAGAACACGCTGCAGATAGACAAGAACATATTTGTCAAGCACAAAGTGTCAATATGTTTTTTCCTGCTGATGTATCAAAACAAGAATTACATAACGTACATTTAATGGCGTGGACTAAGAAACTAAAAACTCTTTATTATCTACGAAGCGAAGCTCTGAAGAGAGCCGAGGTAGTATCGGATGAGAAGCTCAGAGAGTATATATTCGATTTTGATGATGAAGAAGGTTGTTTGGCGTGTGAGGGATAGATGGGATTATTAGACGAAAGGAATTATTATAAACCGTTTAATTATTCGTGGGCATTTGAGGCATATAAGCAGCAGCAACATATGCACTGGCTTCCTGATGAAGTAACCCTTGCGGATGATCTAAAGGATTATAGAGAAAAATTAAGTGATGACAATAGAAAACTGTTGTCAAACATTTTTAGGTTTTTTACTCAGGCTGACGTAGATGTGGCTTGTGGGTATGCTACCCACTATCTGCCTACATTTAAGCAGCCAGAAGTAAGAATGATGTTATCTGCTTTTGCAAATATGGAAGCAGTACATCAAGAAGCGTATTCTCTTTTACTAGAGACGCTTGGTTATGACGATAGTGAGTATCAAATGTTTACTCAGGTACAAGCCATGTCAGATAAGCATGAGTACTTGAGTAAGTTTGATACGGATACAAGAGTAGGGCTAGCTAAGACTATGGCTGTATACAGTGCTTTCACAGAGGGTGTACAGTTATTTAGTAGTTTTGCTATACTTTTGAATTTTCCTCGTCATAACTATATGAAAGGAATGGGACAGATTGTTACGTGGAGCATTCGGGATGAAACCTTACACGTAGAAAGTATGAGTAGACTTTTTAAGGAGTTTATTCGTGAGAACCCAGAACTTTGGAACGATGAGTTGAAGTATGAAATCTATTGCGCTGCAGAGCGCGTTGTTGAGCTAGAAGATGCTTTTATAGATACTTGTTTTGAAGAGGCAGAGATTACTGGTCTTACTGCCGCAGAAGTAAAAGAGTATATTCGCTACATTGCGGATAGACGACTTCTAGGAATAGGTATGAAAGCAATATTTCACAGTAAAGACAATCCATTACCATGGTTAGATTATATTCTAAATGGAGTGGAGCATACTAACTTTTTCGAAAATAGGGCCACTGAGTACGCACGTGCAAGTACTAGTGGAAATTGGAAAGATATCTTTAAATAGGAGACTACAATGGCCGAAGCGCAAGCCAATGATAAACCTGTTCTAACACTGAATGACAAGAATTATGTCATTGAGGATTTGTCAGATCAGGCAAGATATTGTGTTGCTCAGATTCAAGACTTGGAAACTCAGATTGGGCAGTCAAAAGCCCGTCTTGACCAGCTTGAAGTAGCGAAGCGAGGCTTTACTGATCTCTTGACTACAGAAGTCGAGAAACCAGAAGAAGAGCCAGCAGAAGCTGAGACGGTACAATAAGAAAAGGGGCGTAAAGCCCCTTTTTTATTACCCTATTAGGTGTCCGGAAAATCCTAGTGAAGCTCCGTGATATGATATTGGATTACTATTTCCATGAGCACTATGCCCCACTTGAACATACTGATTCGCAGTAAGATATATGTGTGCAGTGTTACAGGTGCCTTTGTCTTCGTCTCCATGTCCTTGATAGTGTTGTATCATAGTATTAGAGCCATCAGCATATCCACTGCCATTTACATAAAATTTAGGATAAACATATCCGCTAGTATTATTTGCTCTTGTATAGGTATGAAAAACAAATAGATAAAACCCTGTTACAGGAGCAGTAAACCTTCCATTTGACGCAGTAAAATTGCCTCCTCGATCATAATCTACTGAAAACACACTTGTATTTATTATATTATCACCTGAAATGGCAGTCCAACCGCCTGTTCCGGTACACATAAATACAGGATTTTGAGGAGTTGAAATTTCTCCTCCGTCAGTAATTCTAAATTTTTCTTGATACGCTGTTGAATCTCTATTATACCCTTGAACAACAAAATCTGCTTTTGTACTGGGCGAAGCAGTTGTTTGAGTAAACCCAATAAATCCTTCGTAGTTACCTCCAGTATTTGTAAATCTAATTCCTGTATATCCTCCGTTATTGTCGGGCTGTTTTAAACCAATTTGAGAATAGGCATTAAAACCAGTCGCAGAATATGCTGCTGTTGAAGTACCTACAACTTCGAATCTAGTGTATGGATTGTCACTATTTATACCAACATGTCCGTTGCTTTTAATTGTAACTTGCTGTGTATCATCCGTCCAAAGGCCTAAGTTTTTACTAGAGTCATAGGACAGATATCCTGCATCGCCCCCAGCTTGATTAGCTGTATTTAGTTCGATATATACTGTTCCAGCACTATTTTCAAATTTTGCAACTGTACCACCAGAGTCTGATCTTTTTACATGAAACAATCTATCAGCAGTGCTATCGCCTATACTAACATTGCCGCTACTGTCAATACGCATAGCTTCAGCACTAGAAGTTCCACCTGTTCTTCTAGAAAAAACTAAATCACCTAAATATTGGGATTTCCACTCATTAGCAATTAACCATCTTGAAGCTCCAGAAGTTCTAGTTTCAAACGCAATACCTGAGTAAGTTGCTGAGTTAGATTCGTTATGAACACCAAAAGGAATGTTTGCATTTGCCGCTGTAATTCCTACTGTTCCATCAGTTGGTAAACTTCCTGTACCGCTATTAACGCTTTGCAATCTTAATAAAGTTGTAACTGAACCTACTGCTACGTCTCCAGCAGAATCAATACGCATTCTTTCTGTTCCCGCAGTATAAAAACGTTGATTACCGCTATCTCTGAGAATATGATAAATATCGCTGCCTTGAAGAGTAATATCATATCCATCTGAGCCTACAGTTGTTCCTGTCGTAGAATTTTGAAAAGTCATTTGAGCATTACTAGAGTTATACAAATGTAATAAAGTACCGGGACTTGTAGTACCGATACCAACATTGCCGCCATTAAAATAAGAAACACCTGCTGTATCAATGACAACAGTATTCGTGCTTTCAGACTTCATACGAATGTAAGCTTTGTCTAAGTTAGCTCCGCTTGAGCCTCTATTACCTATCAAAACTAACTCATGATCGGCTGAACTAACAATTATATCGTCTCCATCTCCGGTAACATTTATAGTACCACCAAAAGTAACATTCTCGTTAGCATCAATAGTTATAGCTGTAGCGTCCGAAGAATCTGCAATTCCGGTGTCTAATAAACCTCTTGGTATTTTAGTTAATGCCATTAATTACTCCTCTTTCTTGGCTAGGTCTGCTTCCGCCTCTGCATCTCGTTCTTTCGCAGTTTTTATAACTTTAAGACTATAAGCTTGTTCTATTTGAGCGGCTTCTCCTGTTGCTAAAGCAATACTTTTTTCGTTACAGTGAGCTATTAGTAACGGAAGTATTTCATCTTTTGCTGCTCTTGCTCGAAAAGTAGTAGCATTGTCTACAAAATCACTTGGATTCTCCGTTATATATTCCAAACAGCGATATTCCGAATCTGTTATTTCTATTGTAATTGTTTTTGCCATTTTTTTCTCCTAATAAAGCAATTGAAACTCAAAGTGAGTATATTGACTTAAGTCGAATCCAAAGCCATTAACTCCAGAGGTACTTAAATTATTTGTTTTTAATTCAAATCTAAGGTAATCACTTGCTGCCATGCTGATAATTCCGCCCATATTAACATAAACCCACCCATTTGCATTATTAATACTATTACTTTCATAATGATAAACATAATGTGATGTATTTTTATATATTCGTATTGTGTAATATGCGCTAGCGTTCAGATTATTAGTGTAAAGATTTCCATGTACAGCATAACGATATACTCCTGCTACAGGAGCAGTAAAGGCTCCTGTACTAGCATTATATATACTGCCTCGATTAAGAGTTGCACCTTGTGGTTTACAGATAACAGACTGAGCACCTGTTCCTGGCCAAGAATATCCATATGCGCCATCTTGATTAGAATTAGTATAATGATAAATTGCTGCAGGTTGTGAAGGCATAGTAACACGACCCATATTATCAATACGCATTTTTTCTGTTGCATACTGACTTCCAGTGTTGGTTGTCATAAAGGTCATTCGACCTGGTATACTATTATTTGCAACAGTTCCATCAACGTGTGCTTCTATAATAGCGACTTGTTCTAGATTAGTGCCATCTGACCCATCCATACGCATACTGAATACTCGGTCACCATTTTGAACAACAGTATTTGAACCGTCTGATGTTCCTCTCGACTTACCAAAAAATAGAGCAGGACAATCAATCGCTCCATTTGCGTTTATTACTATACCTATAGAAGCACTATCATAGTCAGTGCCTTCAATAAAAAATTCTGGTGCAACGCCCGACATCGTTCTAGTTGCAGTTGTCCCTTTATAAATTCCTCCACCAAAAGGATTTAGTAATAAGTTATAGTCGGATGAGCCGCTGGAATTTGATACATCTATAAAGTAATCGCCAGTGCCGTTTGCCATAGCTCCTACTCTTAAAACATCTGAACCTTCTGAACTATTTCCATTTATAGTAAGACTAGTGCCGGAAACTAATTCACCGTACGTAGTAACATTAGTTGTATGACTTTCTAAAATATGCAATGCTGAAGCAGGACTTGAAGTACCAATTCCAACTTTCCCACTAGACTCCAGTGTTAATTGATGCGCACTTTGTGTTTCATTATAAAAGGATAAATAACCAGCAGTATAATCACCAAAAATTCTAAATTTTTCTGTTCCGCTTTGTTTAAAAGAAGCCCAAGTATAACCACCAGAACCTGCAGTATAGTCCAGTAATAATGTTCTATTTGTTGCACTAGCTATATGTAAAGGGCTTGTTGGAGCATTAACACCAATCCCAATCTTATTCGGAATATAAACTCCACCACTAACGGTTGCGAGTTCTTCTATATTATTAAATCTTAAGCTTGCTGCTCCATCTGCAATAAACAAGCCCATATATTCATTATTTGCCGCATTCGCAATATATACATGGCTTCCTGCTAGTACTAAATTTCCAGTAGTATTGGTAAAAATTGTATCAGTTGCATCATGTTTTATTACTAAGTCGTTTCCTGTTCCAATTCTGAGTTCTTTGTTATCTGCAAGAGACACATGGCCAGGCATAGTCAAATCACCACCAAGTTTATCGCTGGTAACTGCGTCATCTGCTATAACATTTGTTGTGATTTTTGTATTTGCCATTTAACTTCTCCTACACTGTCTTTTTATAGTCCAAATTCGTCTTTTAATTTGGACATATCGCTTGTATCACTCTTTGGATTGTCTGCTTTTACTTTATCAATCGCAGCTTTCCAATTTTCAGTACCATTTACTTTATCCCAATAAAGCATATCAAGTTGTTCCTCCATAGGAGGATACTCTCTATTAACAACATGCATATTAACTAAAAAATCAAAATGACTAAATCTTTCCCTACTATTAAAAGGTTTTCCTGTTTCAACATCTATAAGTTCTCTGTCATCATCTTTTGGGTGCTTAGCAGCTACATATTCTGCTTTTTTAGGCTGTGCACTTACATCAAGATCAACTAGTTTTCCATTTACCCATTCTTGTACCATTTTATTCTCCTTTAAAGTAGGTCTGAAATTGCACCGTTCTCAACAACTACACTATTATCACCAAAAATTAGTGCAGAAATATAAGTAGCAGCAGTATAGCCGCTAGTATTATTAAATTTTATTCTTCTTCTGCCTGTGTTAACCGTTTCTTGAGTAAAATCCAAACCTACTCCTGCACTTAGAGTAGGTAAAGATTGATAATATCCAAAAGGACCTACTCTTGTTCTATAGGTTCTACCTGAATGAGTAGCCTCTACCGTTATAAGTAAATGAAGATCATCATAAGCGCCTCCATTGTAGAAAAGATCAACTTCAACGCCATTACTAATTGAAGCAGTATAAACATATTGCCTAATTCTTCCTTGTGTGTAAGTTGCAGATCCGATTGAGAAAAGACCATTAGCACAAGCTCTAAATACGTTATGCCCAGTTCCTCCTACTGTAGATACAGTGTTTCCTCTAAGTTCTAAGTTATCAAAACTTGCGCCTGCATAATTATACGCATGTACATAAGCTGTACTAGAGTTATCGTGGGATAGGTGTATACCTTTTCCGGCATTATCTGCAGTGGTAGTTCCTACTGTAATGCCTTGAGTACCGCTTCCTGTGTTTATAAATCTCGCTACTTTATCCGTGCCAGAGTTTTTTACATCAACCTTACCATCTGAATGAATACGCATTCTTTCTGTGCTACTAGTAAAAAATTGCATAGAGTCATCAGAATGAGCGTATGAAATCATTCCTGTATATTCAGCAGAAGTTCCATCATTGTCTCCCATGTATATTCTAGAAAGTCCAGAAGTAGTAGTTTGAAGAGAAAGAGCTGCAATTGCTTGAGTATTGTCTCCCACTTGAAGCATTCTTTTTGGATCGGAAGTGCCTATGCCTACATTTCCACCTTCATCAATTCTAAAAAGCTCCGTTCCACCAGATGTTGCAGTACGGTCTTTGCCGATAATAAAATCTTCACCAGCGCTATTTCCGTCGCTATCTATATTGATAAACAAAGAAGCGGGTACATTAATAACACCGTTATGTGAGCCATTGTCATCTAGCTCTATAACACCGTTCGTGCTGACTAACTTTACTGCTGTGACTGTGCTATTAAAAGTAGCTGCTCCGGCATCTGACATATCAAGAGTAAGGGATGTAATTTCTGAGCCACCATCATAACCTCGAAAAACTATATCAGCATTATTTATTGCAGATCGAATAAGAAGATTATTACTAGAATTAGATAGATGTGCAAAGTTAGTGCCTCCATCTCTAAGAATAATATCTCCACCGTCAGCATCAAGAATAATATCGCCAGCGACATCAATCGTCAAATCACCTCCATCTGATATAGTAGAGCCATCAATAGTAATATCATCTACAGTCAGAGCTGTAAGCGTTCCCAAACTAGTAATATTAGTCTGTGCGGCTTCTAGTTGTTCTGCTTTTACTTTTGTATTCGCCATTATTTAGCCTCCAATGCTTCTATTCTTGCTATTAGTTGTTGAATAACTGAAACGTACATAGCATCTTGTGATCCTAAAGCACTTGATAGCGCACCTTTGTCTGGAATCAGTTCTAAGTCTGGATTATCTATTTTTTGTCCAGTATTACCAGACATAACTTTCTCTTCTAATGGATTCTCAAACTTTAAATCATCAGGGAGTTCTTGCGCTATAAATCCCTGCTGAACACCCTCTTCGTGTTGATCTGTATTTATCCATTCAAAGTTTCTAGGCTTTAGAGTTTTGAAAACATCCAATGAATAAGAGAAATCTTTTATATTCTTTTTTAGTCGTTGGTCAGACGAGATATTTCCAACTGCTCCATTATGAGTTAAGAATTTATTAGTTCCAGTATATTGTGCTCTCCAAACTTCATACCAAGAAGAACCATCACAAGTATACGCGCTTAATTGTCCTACGGCGGCATTACTACCAACTACATGCTTAAAGTAAGCACTCCAAGAGCCTCCGTTACCATTTGTATTTGAACCAAATACCATGTATCCTACATCATTATTTAAACGAGTAGCACCACCAAATAGTCCTAAATAGGCACCATTGCTGCCTTGAGCATTGAATCTTGCATCCATGTTTGCAGAGGAGAAAAAATAATAACGATAGCTTGTAGAAATATTTGTTGCTGGATAACCATTTGTATACCCACCATTATAGGAGTCTCCTCCAAAAACCCAGTCATCCGCCGCAGTTAATTGTCCTTTAGGCGATCCACCTCTTCTAAACTGGATCATTCCTGAGTTTGGCTGATCGATATAAGCATGGTTATTGTTAGTTGCTAGATCGATACCAATATCAAGAGTCTCTGACGATCCGTCACTAAATCTTCCTTTTACCCCAGTTCCAGCACTTACAACATGCAATGTGGCTCCACTTGGAGTTGTTCCTATTCCTACTTTCCCAGTATTATCAATCGTCATTTTGGTCATCGAATCAGCAATAGCAGTTTCACCATTACCAACGCCAATTTTTACACCACCTTTATTTGTATCAATATCATAGCCACCAATAAATCCATAAAATTTACTAGTTGAGTTTCCATGAAACCCTAAGAAGGCCCCATCATTAGCGGAGTTTGCTACAGCTGTAAGTCTTGCTACCTCATCAAAGCTACCACCAGCGTGTTTAACATGAAGTAAAGTGTCAGGATCGACGCCTATTCCTACTTTTCCAGCACTATCAAAACGCATCCTCTCCGCACCACCAGTATGTAAAGTGATAACGTCAGATCCATCAAACTGGATACCAGTATTCCCATCATCTTTACCATAAACTGCTGTAGAAGTTATATAACTATTAAACGCTGCCGCTCCTGCTGCTGACATATCAAAAGTGAGAGCGTTAACATAGCTGCCACCATCATTTCCACGAATAAATATATCTGCATCAGAGACATTAGAAACTAAATAAAGCCCAGACGAATTTGAAATCTGACCAAATAAGGTGCCTCCGTCTTTAAAGTTTATATCTCCACCGTCAGCATCAAGAGTTATATCTCCACTCACATCGACAGTTAAATCGCCTGTTTTAAGGATATTACCGGCAAAAGTAACGTTCTCGCTAGAATCAATAGTTATAGCTGTAGCGTCAGAAGAATCTGCGATTCCTGATACTGATGATAATTCTGATGGTATGGTTGTTAGTGCCATTATTTACTCCTAGTCCGGGCGGGGAGGCGCTTCTGAGCTTGCTTTTTTCACTAAACCTAAAGTATATGCTTGGTCTACTTGTGCATCAAGCCCTTGTGCCATTGCTATATTTTTTTCATTACAATGAGTAAGTAAAAGCTGTGAAATCTGTTTTTGAGCTTTTAAAGCACGAGATTTGCCTTGATGTTCTATCCAGTCTTCTATATCAATTATCACTGTTTCTAGTGCTTTGACTTGTGCGTCTGTTAATGTTATTGTATAATTTGCCATTTTATCCTCCTAGGTAACCACCGGCGAAGTAGTTGTAATTTTGATAAATTCTGAAAGTACCGTTAACGTATAGTTTAGCTTCTGCATAGTCTCCAGATGCCATATAGATTGTTCGAGTAATTGTAACTCCATCTGGATAGCCCGCAACGGAATGATTTGAGGCTGCACTTCCAAATATTGTATAAGGACTGCTTCCTCCCATCCAACTATACGCACCATTTATCCATATTGCTGGATGCATATAACCACCTGATGCAGTGGTTGTGTTTTTGTTAGCATAAACACTCATTGTAAGTATGTAATACCCATCATGAGGAGCTGTAAATCTTCCGTTTGTGTTATCAAAATCTCCGTTAGCATCGTGTCTTTCTGTATCAATAAGTCCGTGCCACTGAGTTGATAAATCACTTGTCCAACCTCCAGAACCAGAAGCTTCAAATGTTGCATTTTTAGGCATTCGTACTTGTCCGTCTTCCATTGCATCAAGTGCAAGTATAGTCGTATCCTGTACTGCGGTAGTATAGAGCTGAATATGACCATTTGCTTCTCTATTTACAAGTCTAAGGTCCGCTACATCTGAACCAATATCATGTCCTCGATTATTTGCATTTCCCGTCGAGGTATTTGTCATCTTAATCGCTGAAGTATTTCCACTACCATTTATTTGAAAAGTTTTAGAATAGTAAGAAGTAGGAGTATTTTCATTTAATCCTACGTTTCCTTCATCTGTAATTGTAAATAGATTTGCTGTATTTGCAAAGTTATTTATAGCAACATCTGCACCAGAAGCTACCGGACGTATAATTGTCCAATTATTTGCGTCAGAAGTAAGAGCAGGTTTTCCGTCTCCACCTGTATTTGTTAACTGGTATCCTCCTGTAGCGACATTTCCTGTTGCTATGTATGTAGGAGAAATCATATTTGTACCTGCCCATACTTGATAGTAGCGAGCACCTGAAGAACCTAAAGACATGGTGTTATTTACTGTAGGAAGAAGGTTACCAGAGGAGTCAATGCTTATTCCACCGCTTGTAGCAGTTATAAAATTAAATTTTCTATTTGTTTGATCGTATTGTATATAGCCATCATAAGCAGAACCACTATCTCCGAAATAAATAGCCCCACTAGAGCTTGCTCCTGATAGTATGGATATACCAGCATTGCTAGAGTTTTCAACAACTAGGTCGTCAGCACCGGCATCTGCAGTAGCACCGCTAGCGGCAGCTCTAATTAGTGCTCCTGTAGAAACTATACCGCTATTAAAAGTAGCCTTTCCTTCGTCTGACATATCAAGAATGAGAGCATTGATAGTAGAACCACCATCATTTCCTTGAAAAACTAAATCTCCATCCGAGATGGTAGACTTAATATTAAAATTATCTGAAAACTTTTGAAACTGACCAAATAGTACCGTGTCATCTTTAAAGTTAATCTCGGCACCGCCAGCATCAAGAGTAATATCTCCCGCAACGTCTATTATTAAGTCACCAGAAGAAAGATCAATCTCCGTTCCATCTATTGTAATGTTATCTACCACTACACCCGCGTTTGCGGTTAAAACTCCTGTAGGAGTTAATGTGCCAGTAGTAGTTATATTACCTGGCAGTGCTATGTTATCTACTATCTTATCTGCGGTTACTGCATCATTTACTATCTTCACAGTAGTAATTGTATTATCTACTGGAACATTTATATCTGTTTGATTAAAAGTAGCTACTTCAATGCTTGCTCCGTTTGGCGGAGCATTTCCACTTCCAAAAGTTAAAGTAGTACCACTAACACTATATACTGATTTTTGCTGATAAACACCACCAACATATACTAATGTGTTGTTTTCATTTACTGGAGTAATACTGAGTGTAAAAGTTAGATCAGATCCATCGCCCGTAAAGCTATCAATATTTAAGTTTGAGCCAGTTACAACGCCTGTTATTCCATATGCTACTATTTTACGACTATTTGCAGGAGCCGCACTAAATCTAAGTGTTGTAGATGCTGGAAGAGAGTAAGCCTCAGGATTTTGGTAAACTCCATCTACGAATACTATCAAGTTATTTACACTTGACATTGCGGATGAAAGTGTAAAATCAACAGTAGACCCGTTTCCTGTAAAGGTATCGGTTACTATACTATTAGAACCTCCTCCACCGATTTCTCCCCATGCAGTAGTATAGCCCTCAAACTTACTTAATGTGCTATTATAACGAAAATATCCTGCTGCAGGAGATCCCGGCCTTTGTGCTGTTGTACCAACGGGAAGGTGTATAGCGTCTGTTTTACTTCCAATATCTAATGATACATCCGGAGATGCGTTGCCTATACCAATACTTCCTATATGTAATGTTGCAGGAGTAATAGTCAGATTTCCAGAGCTTGCTCCAGTAAAGGAACCTGTGCCAAGTACAATTACATCAGCACTCTCGTCCCAGCCCATAAATACATTATCCGAAGAACCTCTTTCGATTACTATACCTGCGTCACTTGAAGGGCTTCCACTTGTTCCTGTCCCTAGCTCTATAAGTAGGTCTTCAATAGTGGTATTCGTAGCTGAATTAGTTACTGTAGATCCATTTACTGTAAGATTTCCAGAAAGTGTTAAGTTTGTAAAAGTCGGAGAATCACTCGTAGCTACTGCTTGTCCGATTGAAATTGTATTACTTGAAACCGTTACTCCAGTTCCAGCAGATACAGATAAATAATTTGTCTGCCAAGTTAGTGCTCCGGAGCCATCGGTGACTAGAGATTGACCACTTGAACCATCAGCAGCGGGTAAGCTCCAAGTAACACTACTACTTACTGTAGCAGGTGCTCTTAAAGCAACAAACTGACCTCCAGAGGCGTCTTGTAATTTTACATATCCTCTTGAGCGCAGAGTTAAATTTCCTGTAATATCTAATGCTTCTGCAGGAGCTGTATTTCCGATTGCTACTTTATTTTCAGACGAGTCAATAAACAGCGTACCATCGTCCAGATTTAAATCTGAAGTCTGTGCGGCTGTACTGAACATCGCTGCTGATACTTTTGTTAATGCCATTTAGTTGCTCCTAATTATATGAGTGTCTTAAAGGACCCTTTCCGTAAAACATGCCCATACTAATTGCTCCGCTTGTAGGAATATTCGAATTAGATTCTTCTTTTGCAATACCGTAATAAGAGTAAGTTCCATCATTATACTGATATGCCCCTCTTGAATAAGTATACCCACCTGTTGTCAGTAAATGCATATCATTAGAAGAAGAACTGCTTGCATTTGCTGTTCCAATTAAGGTACCCTGCCAATAAAACTGATTAGGATAAGGGCTCGAGTGACTTCTTCGAACAAGATAATTAGTACTGGTGTATGTGGGATCTCCAAATTTAGAATAATAGTAATTTAAAGTTGAATAACCAGATACTCCTTCATACCAATTTCCTCCCCAACTAAGTCCTGTTAAATCTCCCGTACCGGAAGTTCTATATAACGAAGACATAGAAACACTATTTTGAGAGCCATAATATGTATCAAAAAATACACTCTCAAAGTCTTCTCTAAGTTGCGGTAGAGACCCTGAGTAAGAGGCACCAGTTTTTGCTAATTTAAGTGATCCACTCGATCTTACTAGATTTGGCATTAGGGGAGATCTCCTACACCAAAAATAGCGTGATGAAGCGCTCTTTCTAGTTCCGTAGAATGGGTAGCATCAAAGCTAGACCTTGTAATTATAACCTCTTTTTCTATACTTCCATCATCGTGTAAATAATGAACAACTATTTGGGGAGGTCGATCACTACCAGGGTCTGTTCTACTACAATAACTAATATGCATTACTTATTTCCCTTCAACTCATCAACTTCTGCTTTGAGTTCTTTTATTGCTTCAATTAATAAGCCTACCGTATTTTGGTATTTCATTGTATGTAGATCTTGTAAAGCGTCTGGATCTGCCTCAGTTCTACCATCTGTAATAGTTACTAATTCAGGAACTATTTCTTTTACTTCTTGTGCTATAACTCCGATTTCTCTTTCTTGTGTACTGATTCGAGTATACTCTACTCCTCTTAATTTTGTTACTTTTTCAAGTGCGTTTGGAATAGTATTTACTTTTTCTTTTAGTCTAATATCTGAATATGCTGTAACGTTTGCTGTTGCAATCCAGTTACCGCTGCTATCTCCTTTCCAACTCCAACCTGCTGATTGAGTTAAAAATCCATAATAATCAGTAGCTCCATAAACTATACATCGTTTAGTATCTTGACTACTGTGCAGTTCGATTGCGCATTGACTAGTATCATCAGCATTTTTAATCTTTAAGGTTTGCCAAGAACTTGTTGAAGGATGTGAAAGTTGACAATTGTTGGAGGGACTTGCCGAACCTCCTAATCCTATATATCCTGTGGGCATGACATTTCCACTATTGTCTACTTTTAATACCCAACCGTATGTTGAACTTAAAAATCCTTGTTCATGACTAGTATTACCATAAAAAGTACCAACTTTAGTTCCGTTATCTCTATGAAGATCGATACATACTTGGTCTCCTCCATCATTTTGTACTTTTAATGTTTGATATGTATAAGCAGTAGGATGAGACAGATAAGCCTGCGCTAGAGCTAAAGTAGTGCCATCAAAAGTAAGATTCCCTTCTGCTTCTAAAGTATTTGCAGTACCACTTCCGGTTATAACTTTATTGTTTGCATTATTATTTATAGTTGTAACAGCAGTCATATCATCAACTACTAAATCTATTGTTCCATCTCCATCTTGATAAGTGAGAGAGCCTCTTGTTTCTGTATTACTTGTAAACATTGCTCCTACAATATCTTGTATTTCTTCTGTTGACTTTCCGCCTGCGGCAAAAGATAAATTACCGCTTCCATCTGTTATTAAAGCTTGTCCACTACTTCCGTCTGCCGCAGGTAAAACCCAAATTTTATCCGCACTTAATGCAGGAGCTTCAAATCCTACATAGTTTGCTCCTTCATACAGCCTTAACTCATTGTTAGACCCCGTAATAGAAATATTACCACTTGTAGACAAAGAACTTAATGTACCAACTGAAGTTATATTCGGTTGTGCGGCAGTTGTTAAAGTCATAGCCGCAGAGCCGCTTACAGTTAAAGAACTTAGTGTACCTAATGAAGTTATATTTGTTTGAGCGGCAGTAGATAGTGTACCGTCTAGCACACCAGAAGTACTTGATATATCTGCTAAGTATCTACTTATTGATTTAGCCATTTAACTTCTCCTTGAGGCTTTCTACTTCTGCGGAAAGTTCTTGAATTGCTTTAACGAGTACTGGAATTAGCTCTCCTGATTTAACGGATTTTGCGTCAGAAATTTTATCGCTTAAAAAATCGCCTACTAAACTTGGCATTACTTTTTCTACTTCTTGTGCTATAAATCCTCGTACATTTGTTTCTCTTGAAGGAGCAGTTTCATTCCAATCAAATTTTACTGGACGCAAAGCTTTTATAGTACTTAACCCTTCAGGAATATCTACTATATTTTTCTTCATTCGCTGATCCGAAATAGTACTTTCAGAAACTCGTGCAACCGAACCCGAAGCAGTTACATAAAATACATAACCGCTAGTAGAAGTGTTATAATAATGATAAGAATTATTACTGTTAGAAGTACTAGCATATACTGATCCAGTTCCGTTACATTGAAATCCATTTGAACTTACACTATCACTTGTTCTACCCCAAGTAAATCTTGAAACTGCGGCTGTACTTCCTGTCATTGCGCCTAGAACGTCTGTATTATTCATAAAGCGAATTTGAGCACTTGTACTTTCGTAGTTTGAACCTAAACAGAGTGCTGTTGCTCCAGAATTATCGTGATAAATAAAAGATTCTTCGGCAGCACTTCCTGGTGTAGCAGAGCTTCCTGAAAGGTACATTCTACCGGAGCTATCAATTTTAAATTTTTCTGTACCGTTAAACTCCATCATGAAGTCACCCGATCCAGTGTTTAAACTCAATCCAGCACTATTTCCTCTTACAAAAGGAGCGCTGTTTGTTCCTTCTGTACCATTAGAGCTTAAAGTTAAACGCACATCGCTTGAGCCTACCAATCCTACATAACCATTTGACTCATGTATATTTACTCTGTCTGTACCACTTGTTCTAATCTTTAATTGTGGAGCAGTTCCGCTAACATCCAGATAGCTTATTCCTCCAGTGGACATATACAGTTGCACTTTTGAATTAGCCGTTCTATGTGCTTCAATAATATTTCCACCGTCGTTTGCACCAGTAATAGTAAGAGGAAAAGCCATTGCAGTACTTCCATCTTCTCTCGTTTGAGTTTTTATACCTATATGACCGCCAGAATCAATACTCATTCTTGCAGAACCCGAAGTCCATATTTCTAATATATCAGTAGTATTATTATATGCAACGATGCCTTTGTTATCTGCATCTGTGTCTCCAAATAAAAGTTGACCATATTGATTCGTTGCAGCAACAATAGAAATATCTGACTGTCCATTTTCTTGGACTGTTAGTTCTCTTGTTAAAGAAGTAGCACCTATACCGACTTTTCCTGGTATAGTTACTGTTGAACTAGCTACCGTGGCGTGAGGAGTAAAAGTCATATGATCTACTTCAGAGCCTGATATATCATTTTTAATACTAAGTGTATTGTTAGTATTATGTGTAAGTTTCCATCCGTCTCCTGCATCATCAGCTTCATCAGCTTGTAGTGCCAAAGTGGCGGATTCTCCTTCTGTTCCTTGTATAGCGAAAACATCTGTATTTACATTAACATTTCCTGTTCCATTAGCAGTTATAACTATATTTCCATTTGTATCTGTATTGGAAATTGTATTACCGTTAATATTAATATTATCAACTTGCAGAGCTGTAAGAGTGCCCAGAGAAGTTATATTCGGTTGTGCTGCTGTTGCTATAGTAGCTGTAGTATTTCCTCCTAAAGTGAGGCCACTAGCTAACTGATCATTTCCAACTGCATCATCTGCTATCTTCGCACTAGTAACCGCAT